TATTCGTGGGCAACGAGCGGGATTGCGAGGTTGGGGTACGCACGTACCCAGAATGGGGTCGGTTTGACGACGGTGGAGACTTGGCGAATGTAGCGCAGTTGATTGCTAACTCCACGTGCGTAATAGGGTGCGGATCCAGCATGGCGGCGCTTGCCAGCGTTCTGAAGGTGCCGACGATCAGGGTTCATGACCCGATTGGCAACGCGTCGAAGACTGTCTGGAGTGGCCTCGGAGACAACCAACTGAACGACACGGAGGTAGAACTGCGGCGCTCCTGGCCTGAGTTCAGAGAGCGGTGGCTTAAGCCCGTTGTCGCCCCGGCAGAGGAGAGTCTGGCATGAGCGACTCCATCGGCTCTCTTATCGACAAGTTGATCACGAACAATACAAAATTGTGGTTCGTCCAGGGTAAGGTTCACCAGGCCGCTCAGTCCGGACAGGGCCTGGACGCGGACACGGTAGCGAAGCTCCACGCGCTAAACCTGCAGCGGAACGCCTTGATTGCCGAGATTGACGAAGCCATAGCCAAGGCCTTATCGTCTGGCGAGGTTGTTGCAGAGCCCAGGATCAAGTTAACGGACTAGGAGAGGAGGTCAGGGATGGCCCGACAGAGCCCAAGCCTCCACAGGGGCGGCTAGGTGGCAAGCCCCTATCCCGCCATGCCCGGCGCTCGTCCGGCGAACCCCACTCGCGAGCGCATCTCCGAGGAGCGGGTCATAGAGCTGGTCGACTCGCGCCGCAAGGATTCCCTCGACTACAACCGCAGCGTCTTCGGCCGGCTACAAGGCTACTACGACGCCTACCGCGGCCACTGGCTTGGGAAGACCGCCCAGTTCCGCAACAACATTACCATGCCTTTCATCTTCGCGATGATCCAGTCGGATGTCGCGCGCAAGGTGCAGACGTCCTTCGGCACCTGGCCGATTGTTCAGTTCGAGGGCTACGCGCCCGAGGATTCGGCCCGCGCCAAGCGGAACGAGGTCTTGATCTCGGCGCAGATGAAGGACGCCGACTCCGTCATGAAGGCGGTGGACTTCTGCCTTCAGGCCGACATCTGCGGTACTGGAGTGGCGCGCTGGGGTTGGAAGAACATCACGCGGCGCAACCGCTACCGCAAGCTCGAACAGGTCGGCCCTGGGCTTAGGGTACCCGTGATGTACGAGGACAACGCCGAGATCTTCAACGGCCCCGACTGGGACGTTGTCGATCGGTTGGACTTCTGGCAGCAGCCTGGGCGCAAGCGCATTCCCGATATGGACTGGGTCATCCATCGCTACTGGCTCGACTGGGACAACATGATGGATGACGCCAACAGCGAGTATCCGTATTTCGACAAGTCGGCAGTCGTTCGTCTCCAGAACTTCCCCCTCGGCTCCTCGGCGCACGACGAGTGGACCCAGCGCCGGGTCTCCTTCCGCAACGAGTACGACTACGCCGCACGGATCAAGGAGCGCTTCGCCAAGCCGGTCGAGATCTGGGAGATGCACGGACTAGTGCCCTCTGAGTTCGCGATTGGCGGGATGCGCCACTTGTGCGTGGCGATCGGCAACGAGCGCGTAGTGCTCAAGTACCGCGAGGGGCCGATGCCGAACCAGACCAAGCCGTTCGGCGCCTACTCGCCGATGTCCGACCCCTACAGCTTCGATGGACCAGGCAAGGCCGAGATCGCCTTCGGCCCGCAGCGCACGGCCGACCGGCTAAACAACCAGCGGCTGGACGCTATTGACCACATCATTGACCCGCAGTACGTGGTCGCCAACAGCGCCAACCTCAACACGCAGAACCTCTTCTCGCGAGCCGGCAGGATCATCCTGGTTGATGGAGACGCGAGCGAGAACACGTTCCGAGCGATCTCCCCGGACATGCGCGGGCTCCAGATCGGCTCCGACGAGATCGGCCGCCTCTTCCAGATGATGCAGCTGGGCACGGGCGAGACCGAGGCGATTCTTGGGCTTGCCGGGCAAAGCAGAGAGACGGCGAGGGGCTTCCTAGGAAGGCAAGAGAACGCGTTGACACGGCTCTCCCTGGAGTCTCGGCTCCTAGAAGAGGGTTTCGTGGAGCCCCTCGCCAACGCATTCCGGCTGATGGACAAGCTCCTTCTGCCGCTTCCGCACGAACTCAAGATCCTAGGGAGCCTCGCGACAACGAATCCGGTGACTGGCCTGCCCTATCTGCCCGAGAACATTCAGGTTGACTATGACGACCTGGCGGCAGATTATAGGGCGAGAGCGGTCGGAGCCTCCCAGATGATGGGGCGCGGTGTCAGGCAGCAGAATCTTCTTGGTCTGCTCCAGATGATGTCGACCAACCCGACGCTCATGCAAATCGTCAACTGGGCGAACTTCGCCCGACAGGCCTTTGAACTCTTCGACTTCAAGAACGTGAACGAACTACTTGTGCAGCAAGTACCCGCGGTGAATCAACTGGCAGCGGAGGCCGGAACAAGCCCAGAGCAGGTTGCCAATACCGTGAGCCAGCCGCTCGACCGGTTGTCGCCGCAGGTGCTCTCACAGCTGTTCAACGCTCAGGCGGCCTAGTGGCGCTGAACGACGAACAGATACAGAAGATCAGGCTGCTGCTCTCGAGCAGCGGCTGGAACGACGTCATGCGCCCAGTGATCGCAAGGCGCGCACAGGACGCAGTCAAGGCCCTGGTTCTTACCCCGGCCGAACGCACGGGGGAATATCAGAGCCAAGAGGACGCCGAGATCCGCGCCGGCATCCGGGCATACGAATGGATGCTCTCGTGCTGGCCAAACGAGGTCGCGGTGTTCGATTTGAACCGGCGCCAGGAAGAACTCCAGCGCCAGGACAACGGGGCGAACCCCCAGTAGGCAGCGAACCTGCCAAGGAAGGACAGGATGGACGAGCAAGGAAAGGCTCAGGCAGAGCAGCCGGAACTCAACGCCGATCTCGCGGGCTACCCCGATACTGCCTCCCTCGTGAAGGGCTACAGGGAGTCGGGCAGCGAAGCAAAGAAGCAGCGCGAGCGAGCGGAACAGGCGGAGGCGCTGGTCCAGCAACTGCTGACCGCGCAAGAGGCGAACCCTCGTCCCTCCGTCAAGCAGAGAGGCCGTCCTCAGGACAGGCTCTCGGAGTTCGGCATCCCGGTCGACGCGCTGGGTGAGTTCTTGGACGAGCGGCTTCAGGAGGCCTTCGAGCCCATCGCCAAGGGGATCACCGCAAGGACTACGCTTCAGGCCGAGTATCCAGACTACGCCAAGTTCGAGGCGGACGTCGCTCAGTTCGTTCAGTCCGACAAGGCCCTCAACGAAACCTACAACCGTCTCTTCAAGGCGGATCCGGTCGGTGCTTTCGAGTACGCTTTCCTCAAGTTTGGGGAATCGCGTAGGCGCGGCTCCAGATCGGGGATGCCGCAAGAGGAAGCCGCACACGCGGCGATCCCCTCCGGAAGAAATGGTGAAGCGAGGCGCGTCGACTTTGGGGCTGGCGCCGACACCCAGAAAGCATGGGAGCGCTACCAGAGGACGGGCAACAAGCAAGACATGAACGCCTACGTCAAGGCGCGTCTCCGGACCGTAGTTACGGACGACTTCCTGAACCAGTAAGGAAGCGTGCAGGAGGCATAAGGACATGCCAGGTGCAGAAGCTCAACCTACCGGCCTACTGTCAACTTTCGACGTAGGCTTTTGGCCGAGCGCAACGGCGCCGACCCACGAGGACCTGGTCGACATTGTGACCATCCTCGACAGCTACCAGACGCCGCTGTTCAGTTCGTCCCCCAAGGTCCGCGCGACCGACGTGGTCCATTCGTGGACAGTCGACACGCTGACTGCGACCTCAACGGCGGGCACCGAGACGGGCATCGACTTCTCGGGCGACACGCTGACCACCCCGACCAGGCTCGTCAACGGAACCCAGATCTTCCAGCGCCACGTGGTTGTGTCCGACCGCGAGCGCGCCTCGAGGGTCGCCGGGATCCGCGACATGTACGAGCACCAGGTCATGAAGGAGTTCAAGGTCCTCGCGCGCAACTGCGAGGCTCGGCTCTTCACGACTGGGTCGACCGCGTCGGCGACGGGTGCGGAGGCGACCGCTCCGGTGATGGCTGGCCTCAGAGGCTTCGGGCTCTCTAGCTCGGGATCCTCGTCGGGCAGCGTCACCACGGCGGACATCGTCACCCTCTCGGAGACGCTGTTCAACAACGGCGCCGAGCCGGACTCGCTCTGGTTCGCGCCGGCCTCGAAGCGGCAGTTCGTGAACGCCACCGTGTCTTCGGGTTCGGGCAACGTGCGGAACATCGCGGCGACCGACCAGAAACTGGTGGCGAACGTGGACGTCTTCGAGACGCCCTTCAACCAGCTCTACGCGGTCATCGTGGATCGTTTCATCCCGATGAGCACCACGTCAGGGCTGAACGGCTGGCTCGTGGGAGACCGGTCGATGGCGAAGGTAGCCTTCTTCCGTCCCCCGCAGCACAAGGCGATGGGCAAGAACGGAGACCACACGAGGGGCATCGTGCTCATGGAGTTGACTCTTCAGCTGGACCACCCGTCCAGTTGGGGTGTCTTCACCGGGATCACCGGCTAACGGCCCGACAGGGACGTCGGCCTGGGCGGCAACCCCGCGGGGCTTGCGAGCCTCGCGGGACCCGTCCCAGAAACGGAGGAACGAGATGGCGCTCGGCGATCAGTCCAAGGCGCTGAGGATCGTGAGCATCAACAAGGGCTGGGACCCGAACGTGATTCCTGCCCGCAAAGATCCTAACGGGCACGAGTGGCCCGAGGAGAACATCGGGGCGTTCAACAAGGCTCCGGATCCTTGGAAGTTGGGTGCCCAGACGGTTGGTCAGTTGCCTGAGGGGATTCGGGATTCGTACCAGACCGAGGCTCCGGATGTCTCCGACTCGGCGGGCTTCAACCACCCGGACGCGAACCGTGAGACGAAGGACCGCTCAACCAGCGGTGCGGATCCGTTCGCTGGCATGGGGAGCATGTGAACTTCCTGAGCGGTAGACGTCTGGCTGACGCGCTGTTCGATCCCAAACTCCTGATGGCCGTTGCTCCGGAGTACTACGGACCCAGATTCCAGGCCATCAAGGAACTGAGGGGCCAGGACGACGGGACGTTGCATCAGGGCCAGGGTTTTCGTCGGGTGGCGAGCTTGGTGAACGTGCCGCTCACGAACGCGTACTCGACGGTTCTGGATCCTGAGTGGATGAAGGACAAGAGCAAGTTCTACGCGTGGCTCGACAGAAACCCGGAGTACTGCACCTACGACCGCCGCAGGAACGCGCGCCCCCTGCCCAACCAGGTGACGTTCTTCGACGGCAAGGAGATCTGATGAACGTCTTCAAGGACTCGACTCGCCCGCCGAGCCAGGGGCCTGGGGTGGTCTACAAGTGCCCCGAGCCTCCGCTTCCTCACAACCCCATCGAGGACAACCACGTGGTTGACCCCGCGGCCAAGGTCTCCTTCGGCCCTGAGCATCGGCCCAAGAACATCTGGCGCGGCACGGAGGACTAGTGGCCCACCAGGAGGGGTACGCCAAGCGCACAGTGAGACGCAGGGCCATTGGCGGCGTCATGCGCGAGGCCAACATCGACACGACGGGCATGGACCCGGAGATGATCGCGACCCTGGCTCCCGAGGCGGCGCGCCGCGTGGGCGCCGCTGGTATCCAGCTTCAGACCAAGAACCCCTTCTCCGCGATCCTGAGCCTCTTCAAGCGCAAGAAGAAGACGCCCTGATGCAGGTCTACGGTGAGCCCGACGACAAGCCCATTGTCGTCTACACAATCGTGCCGCAGATCCACTCGGCGTCGTTCTACTACCGCTTGCAGGTGCCGATCCTAACGGCGGTGGACCTCGGCCTGCCGATACGGGCGTGTATTGACACGATGGACGCGGCGACCAAGCAGGAAGACCGGGTGCGCGCCTTCTGCGAATCGGATGTCACGATCCTCTATCAGCCGATCAGCGACGAGGCAGTAGCGAACGTCAGGGCGATGCAGTCGTTCATCCCGTCCAAGCGCGACGAGGTCTGGAAGTGGCCGCCGAGCATCGTCATTGAGACCGACGACAATCTCTTCAACGTCTCGCCCCTGAACCAGGCCTACAGGGGACTAGGCACGCGCGACCTCGAGGGCAACGAAGTACCTATCGGGCACGAGATTGGGATCGTCTCCAACGGCGATAAGAAGATCCTGTGGCGGGATGGCCACAAGGGATTCAACATCGGCAAGAACCGCCACACGCTCAGCACCTACCGCAACCTGCTGAGCATGGCTGATGCGGTGTGCTGCTCGACCCAGCCGGTCGCTGATGCCGTGCTCAAGGAGACGACGCCGCGCAGGATCCAGGTCTTCCCGAACATGGTGCGGCTCGACCACTATGAACAGGTCGATCTGGCGGACGACCCCTACACTATCAAGATCCTCTGGCAGGGCGGTATCGCCCACTACGAGGACTGGTTCCCGCTCAGGCAGGCCTTGGGGAACATCACGAAGCAGTACCCTGAGGTTCACTGGATCATCTGGGGCGCCCAGTTCCCATGGGTACAGGAGACCATCCCGCCGCACCGCTTCACATTCAAGTCCTGGTGCGACTACCGGGAGTACAAGCTGCGGCTGGCCATGATTGGCCACGACATCAGCCTGGCGCCGCTTTCGAGCCACGTCTTCAACGATTGCAGGAGTGCCATCAAGTTCTACGAAGCGTCGGTCCTGAAGAAGCCGGCGGCAACCCTGGCGCAGAACACGGCAGCCTACAAGCGAGAGATCATCGACGGGGAAACAGCACTCCTGTTCAACGACCCCAAGGACTTCGAGGAGAAGCTGTCGCTGCTGATCGAGGACACGAAGGAGCGCAAGCGCTTGGCCGCGAACGCCAAGGATTGGGTCTCAGAGAACCGGGACGCGCGCAAGATGGTTCCCGAGATCGTTGCCTTCTGGCAGTCGCTGAGAGAAGATAGGAAGCGTGAGCAGCCGCACGTCTCGGATGAGCACTGGAAAGAGATAGAGGAACAGGCGGCTAGGGAGGCCGCGGAGCAGGAGGGCACGGATGCCACTCTTCAACCCGTCGACGCTTCCGTGGGTTAGCGCGGTCCAGCAGATCGCCGATTCGGCCGGTGCTTCGGCCGACTCGGAGATGACGACTCGAGCGCACAACTCCCTCCGCGCAGCGTTCCAGTGGTTTCAAGGAAAGGCCGGAGGCCAGGGCTGGAACTTCCTCCGCGCTGAGTCGACCCCCCTCGCAGTCGTAGCGCCGTTCGGCGTCACGGGCGTCAGCGCATCGGCGGGGCAGACGTCTGCGGCGGCTCCGGCCGGGCACGGTTTCGTAGTCGACGATCTGCTATCGGGCGATGGTTTCGTGCGCGGCACGCGCGTCACGGCCACAGCCGCGGGCGGGTTAGGATTCACCGCTGCGCTGACCGGTCTTGCGGCCGGGGTCAACGTCATCACAGCCACGGGAACCAGGGATCTCTACGACCTGCCCTCGGACTGGAAGGCTGGCTACACCGTCAGGCTGCTTGGGGCGCAGCGCACGCTCTTCTATGCCGGGCGCAGGGCTTACGACCGGGCGATCTCGGACGAGCTGGCGACGGACAGCGTCTACCGCTACGACTACTTCCACGTTGGCGGCAAGGGCAAGATCAGGCTCCTGAGTCCGCCGGCCTCCTCAGACACGCTTCTCCAGCGCTACTACCGGCGCTTCACGCTGGCATCGGCGTCCGGAGCGACCGGAGCCATCGACTGTCCCGAAGACTACGAGAGCTTCCTTGTCGCCTACGGGAAGTTCCACTTCCTGACCGACAAGGCCGAGGGGAGGAGCAACCAGGCGACCATCTGGTTCTCGCTCGCCCAGGACGGCTTGAAGACGATGTTGGCAGAGAACGTCGTTGTTCCCGACGAAGACTTGGGGTTCATCCCCGGCCACTACTACGGGGATCACTGGTCGCCCAACTCGACCGGCAGCATCCCCTGGGACTACTGACGTGGCGCTCGTAACGGAGCGGCTACATCGTGGGCTGTTCAACCTGATCGATGACGACTTCAAGCCTGAAGGCGCCCTCCACTTCATCAGCAACTGTCAGTACCGTAGAGGTAGTAACGTCCTAGCAAAGGCAGACGGAAGGTCGGCATTCGGCACCGCAAGCGCTGATGGTGCCAGCACCTTCGGACTGCGTGACGCGCGTTTCGACAACGGCAACCACTACCTGATCGCGCACGTGTCGGCGAGCTACTTGACCGCCGCCGTGGGTGCCACAGGAACGGTCGGCATCCTTGCCAGCAATGTCGGCGTCGGCACAGCCCTTGACGTCGCTCACTACCGCAACCGATTCATCCTGTTCAACGGCGCAGCCGCCACGGCGTCAGGGCTTCCGAGCAACCGCGTCCTATACCTGACGGCAACCGCGGTGGCGAACACTCCTAGCCTCAGACAGCACGGGATGTTGCCGACGCCAGGCGCTCCGAATGTCACCGCGAGTGCTACGTCCTTCAGCCAGACCGTCATCGGCTACTACGAATACTGGACGACTGAACTGGCGAAGCTGACGCAGGACGGCACCGAGTTCGTGATGGAGGGAGGGTTCTCGGGGAACCCCAGCACCATCTTTGTGAGTTCCGCTGGGATGGCGCCGGTCATCACGCTGCCTACCCTGGCCAACCCCGACGTAACAACGCACTGGCGCATCTACCGCAGCCCCAAGAAGGAGCGACAGTCTGACAAGAAGTTCCCAACGGGGTTCATGATCGCGGAACTAGGGACGGCGACGGCCAATCATGTTGACAGTCTCGCAGTATCCGACACCGGCTTCGTATTCCCGGCTAACGTCAACTCGGGAGCCGAGTTCTACGCCGACTTCGCAAGCGCGTCCTCTGTAACGGCGGATGACGGAGTCTTTGCCCGCGCGACCGCGGCCACACGAGTGGCCAGGAGCCAGGGAGTCTACGGCTTCAACTTCGGCGGGTTCGCTGGGGCAGTCAGAGGCATAGAAGTTGAACTTCAGGCCTCCGCCGTCACAAGCCCATGCCTGCTTCAGGTAAGGATCGGCAAGGGCCGCACAGCGAACGGATCGTTCGTACCTGACCTCAGCGCTTTGCCGGCGCCGTTTCGCCAGATTATTGGCGAGAACATCTTGGCCCGGAACACGGTAGTCAAGGGCGCGGCCGTAACTGCTACTGCTGGTGCCGGGCAGGTCATCACACTCGGCGGATCCTCAGACCGCTGGTTTGCCTCCAACTATTCAGGGCTGGTGGATACGGACTTCTCCGGCAACTTCATGATCGTAGTCACGCCGATCCAGACTAACGCGGCTCTGGACTTCGCTATCGACTACGTCAAGGCGAAGGTCTACTACGGCGGCAGTGTGGACTCGTCTGTGCCGTTCCCAACGGTGGCCTACACCTTCGGGGACATAACCGCGCAGGTCTCCAAGAATGGCCCGCCGCCCAGCTCGAGCACCGGCGACATCTACGAGGATACGCTGGTCGTCAACGACATCCAGAATCCCGGCCTGATCAGATACTCCTACCCTGGCGATCCGGAGGCCTTCCCCGGCACCTACTACCTCGACTTCGAGACCAGGGAGAATGACCGAGTCACCAACATCAAGACGGTCAACAACCGGCTCATCGTCATGCTCGAGCGGGCGGTGTACCGCGTGAACTACTTGCCCAGCGAGCGGGACGCCAGCTTTGACCGCGGCAAGGCCATTGAGCCGATCTCGTCGTCCCACGGTTGCGTGAATGAGATGTGCGCCTGCGTGTTCTCGCCGGAGGGTGGTGGTCAGTTGCTGGCCTTCGTGAGCGATAACGGGCTCCACGTTACGGATGGTTACAGTTTTGACACCTGGAGCCAAAACATCATCTGGCGCTCTAGGCACACCGATGGGCGCAATGTGTTCGGTAGCCACGCGAACGGATTCGCGGCCATCGCTCTGATCGATGACCGGGAGAACCAGAGGCTCAAGTTCTTCTACCGTAATGGGACAACGGCTGGCAATGACTACCTCAGCCTGCACATCTCCTATGGCCCGCGACATCTGATCGAGGGGGCACCCACGATTGCAGGCCGGGTGAGGATGGACAACTACGACTCCGTCAGCTTCGCAACGGCCGCGCCGGGTGCTGCATGGTCCGTGCAGAGAGCGGACGGTTTCACTGACACATACATCGGTTATCTAGGCACAGGGACGACTACTGCTGCTGGCGCAGGCCGCGTGTACAGGGAGTCCAGCGACCAACTGTCGATTCCTGCCTCGGCAAGCGGGATGGGGTTCCGCACGAGAAGGATTTCATTCGCCGGCTACGGCCAGGAAGTGAGAATCAACGCTCTCCACTCGTTCTTCGGTGTCTTCACAAGCGCCGCCACCGCCGAATACAGGCTCCAGACGGCTAAGACTGGCGGCAACGTGGACGTGTCGTTGACCTCGCCCAAGTCCCTCAACCTGGCCGTCAACACGAACGGCGTCAGGCGTTTCAATGTGGCCGTTGCGGCAGAGATGGCCATGGTGTCCGCCTCTGTTAGCGGCCAAGGTGCCGATGTCAATATCAGAAACGTCACGTTTGACGTGGATGACTTCGGTGCCACCGAGACGGGCGGATGAGAGACTACACGGGCATCGCTTA